TCCAACAAGGCATCTCCATTCGGCACCTTTACGGGTACTCAGTTGTTCGGAAGTCGCGGCATCCTGTACACAGGACAGCACGATGATGATACGCAGTCGTACACGCTGATTGATGACAACGGCGCTCAACGGGTTAGCCCGAACACAGTGTCGTTCATCGTCTCGAATACGCTGGCACTCGACAGGGTGTTGGTGGCTCGTGATACAGGTGTTGATGGCATCATCGACAAGGATCAGTTCGGAGGCATGGCGGCAACGTCAATCTCTGCAACAGCAATTGTTGTCGGTACTACGATTGATTCTGAGGTGCCGACCGCTGGTTACCTGAGAGTGGTTGCAGTTGATGAGCAGCAGGAACACAAGTACGAGTACGACAGTCACTCAACTACCACGTTCACGCTGCACCCAGTCACACCGAGTTCAACGACGACAGGCACGACAGATACATTACTCGAAGACTCGACCGCTGACTTTGTGACTGACGGTGTTACACCGGGGATGTTGATTCACTTTGCAACTGTTGGCAGCTCAACGTGGGAAGTGGTAAGCGTAACTGACCTCAATACGCTGGTGATCCTCCTCGTCTTCGGTGCTGGTGGTCTCGCTGATTCTGGCGAAGCGTACACCATCAACGAGACGATTCAGGCATACGACACTGGAGATGACATCTTCGACCTGATACTCGATACAGAGGCAACTGGCACGACAACCAGTAACACGTTCGTACAGTCCACACTGTTTGACACCGTGGTCAACGTACGACAAGGAAAGATCATTCTGCCATTCACACAGAACGCGGCAGTCACAGGAGCAGGTGGTGGAGCGACCGTTGTAAGACAACCGGATACCATTGCCGAGTAAGTAGGAGAGCAGGGGTATGAGTAAAGGCGTAGATAGCATCCGTATCAGGGGTAAGAGAGTTGAAGAGCTTCCCCTTGGTACGGGCAACGAAGCAAAGGCACAGATGCCGCTCGCTATTGAACAGGAGCGGCTGAATGCCATCGAGACGGTCAATGCGGAGTATCCATCGCACCGCATTGACTACTTGCGCTCTCGCATCACTGAGTGCGAAGAGAACAAGGACAGGATGCACACGACCATCGGTCAGCTCAACACGATGACCAGTGAATACAATGGTCAGATCAAGATGTGCGAACATCGTGACAACGAGATTTATAAGCTGAACAAGGGGCAGGGGTCTAACGGCATAACGATGGAAGTTCGTGATGCTGGCATTAAGGAACTGAAGAAGCAGTATCCAGCGTACGACGTGGCAGCCATGGAGCAGCAGATCGTGCAGAACGGTGAAGGCATCGGTCGCTGCAAGGATGTGATTGTCGCAGAGGACGCGAGCATCAAGGAGTTCACTGAAGTGCTGACGCTATGCAGGCAGCGCGACAAAGAGCTGAAGAAACTGGGAGCAGTAGCAGAAGGATCATGACCACACGCACGGACATCACGTATGACCTGAGACGATCCCCAAGGATCGCAGAGGTTGCCGCACCATCAATAGAATTGTTGTTGCAGGATTACGTCGATACCACACGTCCGTTCGAGTCATCTTTCAGAGCTATGTCGCACCCCTTCCTAGCCAGTGCAGGTGGCAAGGATGATCTTGGTGGTGGCAAGTTAGTTGACATCACCATGACGCAGGAAAACGTGAAGCTGGCGTTCGAGGCGCGTACCACACCTGCCGAAACTGGTCAGGTAACCACAGGCTCAGTTGCTCCATTACTTGGAGAGATTAGCTTCACTGATACTGGCGCTGACTTCACTGCTGGAAACGTGGCGCGTGGTTCATTGGTGATCAACTTCACAGACCGGAGTATTGCTGATGTGGTGTCGGTGGATTCTATTGACACACTGACCACGAAGACGCTGGTCAATGGCATCGACAACACCTTCGCTGTTGCTGACTTCTATCATGTCTTCAACGTCACACAGGTGGTGGTGCAGGGTGGCAACCTCTTAGCAGTGGATGATCTGGATGTCGTCACCAATGCGATACTACCGACTTCTTTCTCACAGGTCGTGGTAACGCTGTCGTCATCAGGAACGATCGCAGGCTTACCTGATCTGGAAGCTGATATAGCAGCCATCCTTGCACAGACCACAGCAGACGCTCAGGCAGCTGCGGTTTGGGATGCACTCATCTCAGCTCATGATGTCACCAGTTCATTCGGAGAGTTCGTCGTGCGTCGTTTGTTGACAGTCGCGAAGTTCTTCAGTCTACGAACATGAGTGTGATCCCACAAGCAATCGACCAGCACTCAGCCACAAGAATGTGGACACAGATTCAGGCTGAGGACATGAAGCGCGACCTTCGCAGCTTCATCGAGCAAGCGTGGCATGTTGTGGAACCCGGTAAGGAGTTCAAGGGTGGTTGGCACATCGATGCCATCTGTGAGCACCTCACCTACGTGTCGCTTGGTGATATCGATGATCTGGTGATCAACATCCCACCACGACACACGAAATCAACCTTGGTCGCAGTCATGTGGCCTGCATGGGAGTGGACATGGAATCCATCAATACAGTGGCTGTTTGCAACGTATGCTTCATCCCTGACGATTCGAGACAGCGTGAAGTGCCGCCGACTAATACAGTCACCGTGGTATCAGGAACATTTCGGGGATTGCTTTCAGTTGTCGAGCGACCTGAACCAGAAGGGGAGGTTCGACAACGATTACTATGGCTACAGGCTGGCAACGTCAGTCGGTGGCACTGCTACCGGGGAGGGTGGTGATCGTATCGTCGTAGATGACGCTCACAACATGAAGGAGATCAACTCCGATACCATCCGTGCAGGCGTGATCGACTGGTGGCGTGACACCATGTCAACACGTGGTAACGACATGAAGAAACTGGGTCGAGTGATCATTGCCCAGCGTGGTCACCATCAGGATTTACCGGGTCATGTGCTCTCGACTGGTGGGTGGGTGCACCTCAACCTTCCCGGCTACTTCGTACCAAAGACTCGCTGTATCACCAAGTCAAAGAAAGAGAGCAAGCGAATCATCCCGGCTGATCCTGAAATCTTCACCTTCGGTGACCATATACAGCCGCTACACAACGAACAGGTTATATTCTCTGACCCGCGTAAGTTGGAGAACGATTTACTGCAAGAGGATCGCTTCGGTCCTGATGAGATGCGTAAGCTCTCCATGGAGCTGACTGAGCGAGGCTTCGAGTCACAGATTCAGCAGAACCCTTCAGCCAAGGGCGGCAACATCATGAAGGAACATCACTGGCGTGAGTGGGAAGAGCCAGAGCTGCCAGAGTTGTCCATGATCATCCAGTCCTACGACACCGCTTTTGAAGAGGACGAGGAGCACGACTACAGTGCCCGGACCACGTGGGGTGTGTTCGAGTACGAAGAGCGGCTCAATCGCAAACTACCATGGACTGCCCAGTACAAAGGACAGACACGACTGTGCCTGATCCTGCTGGAGCGACTGAACAAGCGTATGGAGTTCCCTGAGTTGCGCGAGAACGCAATGATGGCAGCTGAGCTATGGAAACCAGATAAGGTGCTGATCGAGAAGAAGGCATCCGGTCACTCTCTGGCGCAGGAGATGCGACGTGCGAATTTACCCGTCGCTCGAATAAAGGTCACTGACTCGAAGTTCGTGCGAGCGCACGCTGCCTCTCTTGTATTGGAACGTGGTTGCATCTTCTACGTGAAGCGCAACTGGGCACAAGAGGTCATCAGCCAGTGCGGTAATTTCCCGGCTGATGATCATGATGACATGGTGGATACAGTGACCATGGCAATGCTGTGGTTGAGGAAGAAGTGGAGTGCTGACTTCCTTGACGATGACGACGATAACGACAACCTGATGAACCACGTGAACAAACCAGTTCGCACTTACGGTGGTCAAAGAGGATAACCATGGCAACACGACCAGAAGATATGCAAGAACTTGGGCGAAGCCCGGAGATGCCAGAGATGGAGGACGAAGGCTTCTCTGGTAAGGTTGGTGGCGCACAGATAACACGTCGAGGCAACAGTGCCACGGTTGACTTCAATCCGGGCATGAGTCGTATGTCGCGAGACGACAGCGATGAGCACGCATCGAACATCATGTTCGACCTGTCGCGCACCGAGCTTCAGAAGTTGTCTAATGATGTGATCGAGTGGGTGGAGACTGATATCGAGTCTCGCAAGGACTGGGAACAGCGCATGGATCAAGCCATGGAGCTGCTGGGCCTGAACAACATCCCCATGGAAGAGCTGCCATTCGATGGTGCCTCTGCTGTGACGTACCCTCTCATCGGTGAAGCTGTGGTGCAGTTTCAGGCGCGTGCCATCGAAGAGATATTCCCATCCGAAGGACCAGTGAAGACGAAGATCGTTGGTGAGATTACCCGCGAGAAAGAAGAGCAGGCTGACCGCATCAAGAATCACATGAATTACCAGATTCTTGATCAGGACCGTAGCTACTTCTGGCAGGTGGACTCGATGCTTTTCTATCTGCCGCTGGGTGGTTCAGCATTCAAGAAGACGTACTGGGACAGCCTCAGCAACATGGTGGTGAGTCGTTACATTCCATCGACTGATTTCATCGTGCCGTACATCGCGACAGACCTTGCGTCCTCACCACGTTACACGCATCGCATGTTCAAGAACTCGACGGAGATGAAGAAGCTGTTCGAGTCTGGGTTCTGGGAGCCATTAGAGCTGCCCGACCTGACACCGTACGCAACAGACACTGGTGACGATCGCATTCGGGATCATGCTGATCAGGCTGACTCACGAACAGCTGACGTGCACACTGATGACAACGTGTACACCGTGCTTG